ATGTTTGTGTATGAAAAAAGACTTCAGTACCCTATCAGAATAAAACAAACTAACCCAAAACTTGCCAAAATTATAGTTACACAATATGGGGGTGCATACTTCAAATGTTATGATTACTACTTTTTAGCAGTATAAAATAATAGCTTAGGTATGGGATTTATGAGTAATTATATCGTTTTAGATATATTAAAAAATCTAAAAAATTTTCTGAGAAAATTCATAGTAAAGCGTTGACTTTATATACCTGTAGGTATTAGACTGTACGATTGAAGATTTGCTAGAAATATAGTTAACAAAAGTAAAACAACCCCACAACAGTTCTGATACTGCTGTGGGGTTGTTTTAGTTTTTAAAACTTTAATTAAACATTTCAAAGCATTTCAAAAGTTTTGTAAATCTCTTTAATAATTTTGAAAACTTTGAAAATAGTGTTTTATGTTTTCAAAATTAACGAAAGAATTTCAAAAATTAATTATTATCGTTAATTCTTATTAATAAATGTAATACATTCTGCCATTATTCACATCTTTACTGATAAGTTTTGCATATTTGCAACCGGCATACTTACCTTTAGTAATCGCACAAATGAGCCTAAACTTATGACTTGCACCAAGTTTGGTATCGGTTTCAAACTTTGTTTCTGCCCTATTAAGTCTGCGTACTCTTGTACCTTTACTAACTGTGATAGTCTTGTAGTTAGAGTGAGTACAAGCATTACCAAGATGACTTGTAGCAATCCAACCTGTTGTCAATAGTGCCTTAACCTTTACCCAGCCTGTGCTATCATCTTCAATAACTTGTACTGTTTTACCTTTTTTTAAAGTTCTAAGCTTTGCACTAGTATTACCGATTGGGTCCTTAAAACTGTACTTATACAGTCCTGCATTACCTTGTAGTTTAACTTTCTTATTTTTCTGCAGTTTTTTAGTTACAGTTTTTGCCAACTTACCTAATCGGCTATAAAGCCAATTACCCGGACAACTCTTATAATCAAACCATCTATGGACAGTTAGCACCATTTCATCAGACTTAGGCTTGTAGCTTAGCGACTTGCTTTTGCTATTGAACCACAGTAGCTTCTTCTTGTTGTTTCTCTTGCAAATATCAACACACAAATTCACAAGAGATTTGTATACTTTACGGTTCATAGTATAAGGTTCTTCAAGTCCACTAGCACATTCAATTGTGACTGCTCTTTGGTCATTTGCATTACTAGAAGAACACCAACTACGGTTTTTCTCCTCAACAACAAGTGCTACTCTACCATCTGTGCCAATACCATAGTTGCAACTTGCCTCTCTTGATGGGCTTGTAAAGCAATTACAAATAGATTCAGCTGACAACTGACCAACCACACAATGTGGTGTGATTCTGTCAATGGTGTGAGTTCTTAGTCCCGAATGGTTTGGACTTAATTTAGTTACACTTACAAGTTTACTGTTACTCATTATTCATCCTCACCTTTCTTCTTTAATAGGTCAATTGCTTTAGTAATTACTTGTGGCATTGGTACGCCCATTAAACCACAGTTCTCTACTATTGAAATCAGTTCATTTACACAAAATGCAATAATAACTGCATCTCTTATGTAATTTGTGCCAATTAACAAATCTAGACGATAAGCAACAAGCACAACAAGAAGTGTTACACCTTTTCTGCATAATCCTTTAAAACCTGCTCTGCTTTCAAGTCCACCATTATCCGACTTAGATGACTTCTTAAATACACCGGCACAAACAAGTCCACTTACATAATCAACTGCCATAAAAATAATTAAAGTTATCATACCTGTATTCCATCCACCAAAAAGTGTTGTAATAAAGCTACCCACAACACCAAAGGTTGTACATACTAATTCTTTCATCTTAATTCTCCTTTTCCGTATCTGTTGTAACTTCTTCAAAGTCACTGTTTGAGTTTTCTGTACCTTCGTTAGTTGTTTCAGTTTCTTCAGCTGAGTACCAACCGTCAACGGTTACCAGGTCTTCATCCTTTAGAACATCTTTTGTGTACCATTTTAACGCAAATTGTCTTACTTTATATTCGCTTTCGCCACTTTCATACATCTGTTCTAGTGTTCGCATAACAAACTTCTGTAGATTAATTGACATTATTAAATCACCTCGCTTTCGTCAGCACTAGCAACAATCACTTGTGCTAATTCTTTAAACTTGCTATCAATATAGCTTTTAGTATCTGCTACATATTCAACTTCACAATCACAATCGGAAACAATTGTAGTATGTGGGTAGTAAGTATGTAGTGATATTATTTTATCAACTTCATTCTTTGACAAATTAACGGTAATGGGTTTTGACCGTGGTGCTACAACATACACTTCATTGTCATCAAGCCACTTTTTAAATTTTGCAATATCACCATCAAATTCAGTCATTCTGATTGCAATTCCAACACCACCGACATTTATCCAACCTATTGAATTATCAAAAGCAGTATTCTTTTCATTTTCTCCTACATCAAGATGACTGCATAAAATCAAAGGTTTGTTGTCTTTCACATCAAATGAATATGAGTAGTCGTTTCTGAAAAATCTGTTTGTTGTTTTTGAATAATTCCATTCGAAGCTGGTTGACTTTCTCTGTGATGTGATTCTTTCTACAAATAATCTTTGTGTTATGTAACCTGTACCATCGCTATTTACTGTTAGAGTATCACACACATTTCCTATACCTCTTAAAGTACATTGTATATTATTACTTTGTCTGTTACTATCATTTGAAAAAGTGATACTCGGATTGTTAATATTATTAATATCAACAGGATTTGTTGGTGATGGTACTGCACTTTGTGTAGATTTACCGTATAGGACTAAATTAACAATGTTACAATCACTACTGTCATTAAGCACAATGCTAGTTGACTTATCTGTTGTAACTTTAATAGCGTTTTGTAAAACATCTGCTTTAAGTTGTACAATGTCTGTAACGTTCTGCTTTACTGCTGTATCATTGTTTGCCTTGTATGCATTAAAATCAGTCTTATCAAGCTTATCAGCTTTCAAACTTTCAATGTCTGATAGAGGTGTTTCTAACTTACTATTCACATAGTCAAATACTGCTTTGGTGTCAGGATAATAGTCTAAGCTTGGATGCGTAATCACACTTACCTTATTAGATACATTTTCTTTTGTTTCTAACTTGGTATTGATTTCATCAACACTGTTATTAAAATTCTGCCTATCAGTATTTGCCTGTTCAACAATGCTATTAGCTTTGTCGGTTAGTGCTTGTACATCTGTTTTGTGCTGAGCTTCAATACTTGTTGCTCTGTTCTCCCAATCAGACTTATCTGCATTTACTTGTTTCTTCAGCGACTTAATAGCCCTTGCTAATAGTTCATTTACATTAATGAAGTTATCATCATTTGAGTACACGATACTAACACCTGATGGTACTGAACCACTCACAATATCCACATTGCCAACTGTGTTATCAATATAGATAGTCTTTAGTGAGGTACACCCACCAAATGTACCATTATTAATTTTTGTAACATTATCTGCAACAAAGACTGTTACAATATCTGTCTGACTTGTTGCAAAGCTACCTGTACCTAATGCTTCCGTTGTTGTTGTGTTCTTTAGCACACCATCAGAAGTGAAGGTTGCAGAAAAATTAAACCTAGTACCTTGTATAGCTTTAGCTATATTCTCATCCATTTGGTTCAAATTTTCTGCATTGATTGGTGTTTGTTTACTGGGACTATTCTCCCAATTAATTAAGTTGTAACCCATTGTTTATCATCATCTCCTTGATATTCTGAACTTTCTGTACTTACTTGGACTGTAATGCCAACTGTTCCGGATAAGGTTCTGTTAAAAATTGTACTTGTAATTGTTGGAGTGTCCTCTACTCCTGTATTTAACTGTATAGTATCACCAGGTTCTAGCCACCAACGGTCAAACAGGTTAACGCTAAAAGGTCGGTATTCATAGAACATCCATCCACCATAAACTGCACCTGATGGTCTTATAAATTTACTAACAAGAGTTTTCTCTGTATTACAAGAGATAAATTTGTTATCACCGTCATAATAATTTTGTTTACCTGATGTGGCTACTATGTTTTCTGTGTAGGTCTTATCCTTGTTGTACTTAAATCTTGCTTTAGTTATCTTAGCAACTGTGTAATCTTCAAAATTCAAGTCTGTATAATAGCCGACAGTATAAACATCTGTTACATCCTTTTCTTGTGGTAACTTCTTAAACTTAATACTTCCTTCCCCATCACAAAAAGCAAACTTTGCAGAACACTCACACAAATCTTGAAGTAAATTAAGTACTGTTAATTTACCGTTATAAACTTCTTTTACAATTGTAGCTGATAAAGAAAGTTTTTTATCATCTTCACTACCATAAAAGTTACTGTCAACAATAAGACCTTTTTCTTCACACATATCAATTACACATTCTTTTAAATCTTTAATTGTTGCATTTGGAGAGTAAGTTGCAAAACCAAAGAACCAGGCGTAAATATTAATTTTACCGGCTAGATAAAAGTTATCATAAGCAGTAACTTCTTTAATAGTTTTATTCTGTTGTCTTTTTGCACTATCAATAGTTCCGGTAAAGATACAAGCTGACTTATCTACCACTTTACAAGGATAAAGTTCACCGGATGGGTACAAGTCTTTTGACGGATAAACATTATCCAAATAACTTTGCTTTATGTACACTTTGATTTCTCTACCTACTAATTGCTCCTTAAAATTAATAGTGCTAAAAGTAAGTTGTGACGATATACACCCACCAAAACGGAGTGTGCTATCGTCACAAATAGAATTAGTTAATTCAAGGCTATCAAATACAATATTTTCATTTGGCAAAATACTTTTTGTATCTGTAAAGACAATCTGAATATTTCTTGATATTGTATTTTCCAGAAGTTTCTTCTTAATTTCAAGGTCCTCAGCTTTATTCTCGCTAAACATATACATACTACATCACCTCAGTATTCAATCAATTCAAATGTAATAGGGTTGTACTGTATATCATCAGTTGTTGCATCCATTACTGAAAATTCCACATCAGGAATATAGAAATAACCGGTTTTATAACGATTATCCTCATCATTCCAATATTCAACCTTACACTTTCTTTGAGTAGAATTCACAATACCTTTATTGATAATATTCTGTATCTTAATCTTGTCATCAAGAAAAAGAATATGAGTGGAAAAAGTAATATTAGTTTTGTGGTTTGATAAAGTTTTTCTTTGCAAATCACCGTTATTATCTCTTTCAGCAGACACTTCCATTCTTTGGTTTGGTGTAGTGGAATACTCAGCAATACACTTATTAGGAAATATGTTTTTATTAAATGCAATTAGATAACCTTTATAGTTCGCCATATATAACCACCTACCTTATACAAATGCCGACTTACCATTATGCCTTTTCTTGTACATTTTATTCTGCTTAACAATCTCTTTGAAAATGTCGCTACCGTTAATTTTTGCAACAAATTCATATGTATTGCCACCTTTATTTCTAAAGATAATAAACATTTCATACATTCTCTTTAGATACAGTAAAATCTGTGAAAGTATCTCTGTGTCCCCATTGTCTGAACTTTCCTGAATCATACCTTTAAGTTTATTAAGAGGTGAAACTACTTCAGGGTTACCGGAAGATGCACCCATATTGTCACCTACTACTGCTAAGGTTGGAGCTTTTACAAGACCACCTTTTGCAAGATGAGGAATTTGTGGTATGTCAAAACCAAACTTCTTACCACCGATACTCGGAACCCACTTAGGCACATCAAAACTAATTTTATTGACGCCTTTGATAAGTGTATTAAGACCGTCAATTAAAAAATTAATTGGTGCTTTAATAAATTTAAGAATTCCATTAAACAAATTCTTGAACCATTTACCGACACCGGTAAAAGCCTTTTTGATTGCGTTCCATGCACCTTTGAAAATGTTTCCGAACCAAGTGCTTACATTTGCAAATGGTGACTTGATTCTATTCCATAAACCTTGCATAGTTTTTGAAACGGTCTTACTCTCTGAATTAACGCCAACTATGAAACCTTGTGCTGCATAACATCCAATTTTTTTCATTTCTTTAGATGGGGAATGAATACCCAGTGTTTTTTTAGCTTGATTTATATAGTTTTGGGCAAGTTCATTTTTTGTCGTCTTAAGTTTGTTAGAGTACTCTTTTGTCCCCTCTTCCAAACCAAAACAAATATTTTCACCTGACTTTTTAGCTTCTTTTTTTAGCTGTCCTAAAGATTTTTTAGTGTTTTTTTGCACATCATCAAGCGAAATTAAGCCTTGATTATAAGCAAGCAATACTGCAGATGAGTCTGAATAGTTGCCATTTAAAACACCTTGAATTTTTGAAAGTTCATCAGTTTGTGTTTGTAACTTTGCATAACTTTTTTGTGCTTCTTCATATGGTTTTTTTACTTTTTCAAGTTCTTTGGTATAACTATTTAATGTAGTTATTGCTACTTGATACTCATTTTGTGTTGTTAGATAACCACTATCTGTACCATATGAGTTAGGTTTGCTATTTTCATACCATATCAAAGTATTTTTTAATTTTTTAACTTTTTCATCTTGCTTTTTTATTTTTTCGATATACTTATCATAATCATTTCCAGCTTTATTCAAACTTGTCTTTGCTGCTACTTTAGATTTTGTGGTATTAATAGTTAAATCACTAATAGCTTCTTGAGCAGCTAACTTTTTATATTGTTCAATAGTTTTTCGGATTTCATTACGTATAGACTTTTGATTGCCCTTAAGTTTTATAGTTCCGTTTTTTGAGTAATGAACATATCTATTCCATACCTTTTCAAAATTCGGAACATTATCTTTAAAATATTTTACAATAGTATTAAGTTGTCCTGCTTCCTGTGGTGTTAATGTTGCCTTCTTTAACAAATCATCAAGTTTCTTTTCATACTCATCAATTACACTGTTATCTGTATGTATTTTATCCAAACTATCCATTGTTTCTGTTAGAGTTGTTTCAATACTCTCTTTTGTTTGTTCTAGTTCAGAAGAAACTTTTTCCATTTCTCTTGCAAATTTTCCTGCTTCGGATGTACTCCACTCCAACTGATTATAAGTTGTTACAGCAGTGATAATACCACCAATAACACTTGCGGCAATTAGTACAGGATGTGCTGAGAAAACTCCACTTATTGTTGTACCAAAAGTTTTTATAGCATTCATAACTGTTGTAACACCTTTAGCTATGGTATTACCAGTCTTAAACATCAATACTGCTGAACCAATAGCAGTAATACCGGAAGCAACACCTAAGAGCAATGATTTTGGAATTTTGCTTACAACACTACTTACAAATTCAAGTGCTTCACCTAAGGCATCTACTAACTTAGGTACTGCTTTTTCAATAGTCCATTTAGCAAGAGGTAATAGTACCCCTTTATAAGCACCTTTTAATTTTTCACCAACTGCTTTTAGCAATTTTCTAAAAGCCCTTGTAAGACCTTCAACTGATGACATAATAGGATATAGGTCAAGGTTTTCTAACCAATCAAGATGTATCTGTGACATATCGGCAAGCCAACCGGTTATATCCTCAACTATACCTAAAATATCTTTCCAAATCTTTTTTCCAAGATTATTTTTATTCCAAGCCTTTATTACTTTTTCTCTTAATGTTGTAACTGCATTGTTGCAGTTTCGTATAGTATTAAGTATATTAGTCCAAATTCTGACACCAACACCTTCATTCCATACTTCTCCAAAGTCCTTAGCAATGACATCTATAAGTTCTATAAGGCTATTAAATCTATCAAGAATTGACTGTACAACTTGATTTCCTAAATTTCCTTTTTCCCACGCTTTTGTAAAGGCATCAGCGATAAATCCTATATTATCAATGCAGTGCTTAAGTAATTTACGAATGTTAGAAAGTATTTTTTCTCCTGTACCGTTTTTCCATACATTAACCCAAGACTTGCCTATTGCAATAAGTGCTGACTTTATTTTCCCAAGTGTATTTTTAATACTATTAATTACACTTTTCCACTTATTCAACACTCGGTCTATGGCTTTATTTGTAGTATTATTATTTATATTTTTAGGTAAATTTGAGGAATTTGAAGTAGATGGATTACTTGATGTTGTTGTACTTGTACTAGTCTTTGTAAGCACATTCAGCTTATCAAAACTTGCAAGACTTCTTTCTGCCTTTTTCTTCGCTTTGGCATTGTTATTAATAGCTTTTGTGTTATTATCAACAGAAGTGGTTGCGTTATCTGCACCAGTTGACAGATTGTTCATACCGGCTGATGATTGTTCACTATTAGAATCACCAAAAATCTTCTTAGTAAGGTTTTCAAACCCACTAGCTACTTGTGAAAGCTTTGTAATTATTTTTGTAAGAAAACCAAGCATAGGAGTAAATACATTATTTAACCCTCTGCCTAAAGTTTCTTGCATATCTCCAAAGCTATTTTTTAGTTGCTGAATTCTACCTGCAGGTGTATTTGCCAGAGCCTTATTCATATTACCTACATTATCAGTAATAACCTGAGAAAGCATTGCCGCTCTTTGTTCTTCATTGCCATACTTTAAAACCTGTGCTTGTGCATCAGAAAATGTAATACCTACACGAGTAAGTGCAGAAGTTTGACCTTGCATTACTTTACCCATAAGATTGCCGATATTAACCATACTCTCAGATGTTACATTAACCCCATTTTGTTGTACTGCAAGATTATTCATTGCCGGCATTAGCTTTTTTAGTGCATCATCAGTTTTAAGGAAAGTTGACAACTGTTGTGCACCGGCAAGTTGAACTTCGTCCCCTACAACACCTGTTTCTTGTAAAGCTGATGCATAGTTTTTCACACTTGATATTGCTTTGTTACTTGCACTCATTCTCTGTCGCATAACTGTAGTTAGCTTTGTTTCAGCCTCTGTTTGAATATTTGCAGCAGATACACATTCTTTACTGAATCTGGTTAGCATAGCAACACTAAAAGCAGTGCCTACTACCTTTGCAATTTTGCTAAAAGAATTTGAAACTTTCGAACCGACACTATTTGCTTGTGATTGAACACCACTTAATGATTTAGCAATTTTACTACCGGCATTATTAGCTTTTGTTTGGATATTATTAAGTGACTTTTTAAAACTGGTGCTATTAAGTATTAAGTCAATTCCAATTTGTCCTGCTGTTGTCATTAGCATACCTCCTTCCTAAAAATGGGTATAAAAATAGCGCACACCACCTGATGTACGCTAAATTCAAATAAAAATTATGCTGTTTTTAGATATAATAATCTAAATGTTTCTCTACCTTTAGGTGTAACAAGTGTTTGAGTGCCACACCATTTTGTTTTATCGTTATAAACTTCCTTTACTTCAAACAAACCATTATTCTTTTTAGCATAAGGCATAAGTTTTCCACGCTTATCACGATAAAGATATTTCTTTTCAAGCAAAAAGTTGATAAAATCCTTTTGCTTGATTTCAAGTTGCTTAGCCGTTTCTCTTAGATTAGTCAAAAGATTTCTGTCAACTAATTCATCAAAATAATCAGCTTTAGGCTTCATTATTTGATTATTTACAGCCAATTCAGAATTAACTGCTTGTAGTTGCTTATTCTTGCTTTGTTCCTCTTTAAGAGCCGTAGCTAATTTGATAATTGTATCAGGGTTCAAAATTGCCTGTTCTATCGTTGCAGATGTCATATAAGCACCATGCTTTCGGATAGATGGAAGAACCTCTGATGTTACCCATCTCTTAAATTTCTTTGCGGTGGGTAGCTTACTTGATAAAATAAGACTGTAAAGACCGGATTCATTGATTACAGTCATATTAGGATTACCTCGATTACCGTCGTGATTCACGACGGTATTCTTATCTTCATCATCAACATGTCTTGATAATGCATCTCTAATGTTGCTATAACCTAAAACAGTAGCCACATCTCTACCCACAAAATATGGTTCATTATCAATTTCAACTATTCTGATACTACCAAATTCAGAATTTTCAAAAGTTTGTATATCACTATTCATCATATCATTTTACCGCCTTTCTCATTTCAGCTTTAGTTGCTTTAGTACCTTGTGCATAACCAAAGTTAAAAGCATCACAAAGCATATCAAATAAACTCTTGTTGTTTGCATAAATATCGTTAAGATTAGCACAACTCATATCATAGTACGGATTAATAGTACCACGCACATTCTTAATAACTTCCATTGTGTTTTTTACACAAGCCATAAAAAAAACTCCTATCAATTGTAATTTGACAGAAGTTGCCCTAAATGATATAATGAATTTCAGATAGGGTAACCTGTCGTGTATAACAGTAACCAGTCGCTTTGGTCGGGGACGGTTACTGTTATTTTTTTATATCAGACTTTAATTTTAAAATTCCTATTCTGATAGCCTCAGCTTTTTCAACATTTTTTTCTTTGCAGTAGGCTTCTAAAATTTCTGTGTGCTTTTTGTCTAGCCTTACAGTAATTCTTGTATTTTTAGGATTTTCAGATTTAGGTCTGCCTGTTCGTGGACTCACTTTATCACCTCTTTTTGTCTGCCACTAAATACATTATAATATTTGTCAGCCAAAAAGTCAAGAGGCTTTTTATAAAATTTTAGCCACCCCATATGGAGTGGCTAATTTGTTTATTATATCATTTATGGCTTTTTTGTACCACAACCACAAGAACCAACATAGTTCTGATTGATTTTGCCACAATTAGGACACTTCCACTCATTGTGGGATGGTGTTCTATTTTCGTTAAAATCTTTTTTAAGTATCTTAACCTTTTCACTTTTTGCTCTTTCCATAGCTTTCAAATCTTCTAAATGCTCCAAGATTGTACCAATACCATAGAAAATAAGCACAAATAAAGCAGTTTCAATCCAAGTATAAATCATTGTAAAGAAACTAAAACCATCCAGTGCCTGATTACCAGTAACAATACCACCGATAATACCTAGAATAGCAAAAACAATTGCTACGGTTTTAAATACACTACTTTTCATTACCAAATTCTCCTTTTGTATTAATTCTACTACATTATACAACATAATGTGGTAAAAATCAACACTAAATTATGACATTTGAATAAAAATATTTTTCATATCATTAAGGAATTGTGTAGTTTCATCTAGTGATTTAGAATTAGCAAGTGTGGTATTTCTCTTTCTTCGGTATTCATTCCTTATACGCATTTGTGCCGGAGTGAAGTTTGATAGCATCTCTTTATCATCTTCTATCCTGATTTGTACAAGTCTTGCAAGGCTTGTATTGGGACCTAAACCAGATAATAAAGAAACAAACTCACACCATGGCATTGTCCTAAATTCTTCTGAACGGATAGAGACCCCATATTCAGACCTAAAGGATGAAATTATTGTGTCAAAATCATCTATTAGGTCATATCCGGGGTCACTGTTTCCCCCTCATTATCTTCAACAGTACCTGCAACAAGCTCAACTGCTGACATAATGACCTGAGAGAAATCTTCAAGGTTAAGGTTCATTTTTTCAATTACTTTTCTGTCTTTGTCATTAAATAGAAGTTCAAAGAAATCATAAAGTTTACTTGGGGTTAAATCTTCAAGACTAGGTAAAATCTTTAGCATTGTTACTGCACTGTCATTTACTTCAAAAGTCTTGTCCTTAATCTTAATCTTTGGCTTTTCGTCAAAGTTAAGTTTTTCTGTAATATCAATAATTCTACTCATTTTTGTCACTCCTTATGCTGCCGGTGTTACTTTAGGCTTACCGTTTGACATAACTTCAAATTCAAGTGGTGCTACATCACCTGCTTCGCCACTACCGTTTGATGTTACATTGATAACTGCATTTGTAAATTCAACAGTAGTGCCATCCGGAAATGTCCATTTGAAATCTGTGTATAAATCTCTGCCATTTTTCATAGCCAAACCTGCAATATAATCATTGCCCGGATCACCAACAGTACGCTTACCACTGGCAGTAATTGTAATACCCTTAGTAGTAGCTAATCTACTTGTCCAACCCTGCTGGTCAAAAGAATTCCAATCCTGAACACCAGTATCAAATGCCACACTAAAACTTGTCATATTGGCAATATCGGCATATGTACCTGGTGAACCGGTTGTCTTTACTTGAAACTGATTTTCATAACAAGGATAAACATCTGTTGTTTTTGCCATAATTAATCTTCCTTTCTTTCAAAAAATATTTTCATCTCAATAACTCTTTCGTACACCTCATTATCAGTACCCACATCTATTGGTTCAGGTGTCAGTAGCTGAATCAGATACACTTTAGAATTATTTATTGTAACATTCTTAATTGTGCGAAGTTTATTATACAGAGTTCTTGCACAAACCTCTGTTTCATTTGCATTATTATTCCAATGAATAAGCAATGATACTGCAATAACATCATAAGATAGTTCTGTGCCAACACCACGAAGAGGCTCACCACTGGTTTTTAGGGTGTATACACCAACAGATTTATCTTGCTTATTGTCAAGTCTGCCTATGTAAAAATGTTCGGCATTTATAATTGTTTTCAAGAAATCTCTTACATTTGCTAAAGTCATCATAAGCCTGTAAGCCTCCTATAAATCTTTTCAAAAGCTTCATTACAGAAGTTTTCCCTTGAACCACCCTTTAACCAGGGGTCAAACCACTTACCACCGGCATTTTTATTGTTAGTTTTCTGAAAGTTAAATTCCGGATGATAATAAAGTCTTCTTGCATATGGAGTGCTTGAACTTATTGTAGTTTTCCCCTGTGCTGAATGTGAATAGTCAACAAATGTTGACTCATTTTGAAGGTTCCCTGTATCAAATGGCATTACCTGTGCATTTTTTACTTCTGTCAAAAGTGCATCAGTAGTTTGTTCTAAAGCCGTTACAGTAGCTTTATCAAATTGCCTTATAACATTCATATTAAGTTTAACCTTAGAATTAACATTAATCACTACATCACATCCAATTCAACATAGTTTACTGTACCGTCAGGGTTTCTTCCTTTTGTACACTTAACAATTTCTCTTTTCACACCGTTTACTGTAACATATCCACTGCTAATGGAACTGTTAGGGCAAAAGTCAAAGGGTATCAGCAAAACACCTGTACACTCTACTTTCTTTTTATCACTTGTATATACAGTTTTAACTCTATCCTGATAATTACAGTACAGAGGTGCTAAAAACAAAGTATCAGAGGGATATATACTGTCTGATGGATAAATAAACCTACATTCATAAATAACTTTAGGTGCACCATCTTCTGTTAATCCCTCATCATACACCACAACCTCACAAGGTGTTTTGCAAAACTTTTTCAACACCAATCTGGGAAATTTCATATTATCACCTCATATTGTCGGATAACATAAACCTGTAGTTTTAAGCAGAGAATAAAGTTCTTGTGGAATAGCAACACCACTAACCACCATTAAATTCCAACAACTACCGAAAGTCATTGATGTACCGTTAATTGAGTAGCTTTGCAGATAGGTAGTAATCAATTCTTGATTTTCTCTATAAAAAGCAGTAAGTCTGCTATGGACTTCATTGATAACCTTTTTCTGAAAGTAGGTCAATTTGTCAAAATTGATACGGTTAAATGTTAGGATGTCAATGTGGTTAGCAGTAGTTATCTCTGTGTTATCATTAGTAATACTTCTAATGTAATCTACATACATAGCCTATTCCTTTTTAGAACTTGACTTTAACTTTTTAAGTTCAGCTTTTAGCTTGGCATTTTCCTTTTCTACTGCACTAAACTTTTCAAGTGGTACTGTTTTACCGACACCATATTCTTTTAGTGTACCGTTATCCTCATACACATCATAGCCCTGTGCAAGATAAGTATTTGCCTCTGATTCTGTGTTTACTGTATAGGACTTATTGCCTTTAATAGCTTTCATCTTCTAATCACCTCACATTAAGCCTCTGCGTGAATGATAACACCACTTTTTAGAAGTTCATCAATACCAAATGTACCGTTTACTTTTCTGTTCTGATACATATAATTGTCAGCAGTTCTACTGTCTGTACCGGGAGTAAACATTTTGATATATGCATACTTAACTCTTGAAACCTGTGCCTCTGGGTCAATAAGGATATAGTCAATCTGTTTTGCAGTACTATCTGCCTTACAACCGTCTGTAAAGTCAAATAGTGACTTCATTCTTGCACTTGGCACTTCTACAATCTTATTAATATCATCAAGAGAACGAACTCTACGGTCGATACCTGAAGATGAACTAACTTCAAGTGTACGCTGAATACCCTCTGCATTTTTTAGTAACTTCTTATAACTTGGTGTTGCATATAGAATAACTCTATCAAGTGGCACACCTGCCTCTGCAAAGGCCTCTAGGTTATCGTCAAAGTCAGAAAGTACATTTGCACTTGTCAGTGCAGTTGTCTTAATCTTTGCATTTACTCTTTTAGCCTCTGTGTAAATCTTGCTATAAGTGTAACTGTCAAGTTCAGGAATAGCCTGTGTCTTTTCAAATCTATTCTGAATGTTACTGACAGTAACTACAAGATTTGTTTCATCAACATCAAGTGGGTCAACAGTGAACTCAATATCTCTGTCATGATCCAGTGTCTTTGTTTCATAGCCATTTGAATATGTACCTGAGTTAAAGCTACCACCTCTTGTATGGTCCTTGTAACCACTTACAGATAGCTTTGGGATTTTAATGTCTTTACCATTGACAATCTGAATGTCTGAATTTGAATGATATAGGTCATCACAAGTTAGTTCTTGACCATATAATTCTCTTAAAACATTACTGAAAATTGTTGCGTATTCTAATACTGCCATAATTTAATTACCTCATTTCTTTTATTTTTTTGTTTTGATACCAAAGATACCTCTCAAAGTATCTTCATCAGGGTTGTTGTTGTTACCACCATCACCACCGATTTTCTTTACACCTGCACCGTCATTAGACTGTTTCTTTAGTGCCGGTACTTCGTCAAGCACCTTCTTGACAGCCTCTGAAAGTTTGTCATTATCAATCTTGCCATCAGTAGTTGCACCGGAAAAATCAGCTAACTTTAGCACATATGGAACACTTGAAACATCCACACCTTGCTTAATAACTTCAAGTGTAGCTACTTGGTTCACCTCTGCAATAAGTCTTGCATTATTGGCTGAATCAAGGTCTCTTTGCATTTGGTTAAAGTCAGGTGTGTTCTGCTTTTTCTGTTCCTTAAATGTAGCAATAGCCTGTTGCATTTCATCAGCAGAAAGACCCTGTTGCTTAAAGTAAGACTTTAGAACTGTGTCCTCTGTTGCACTTTGTTTGCCACTGATAATACTTGCCAACTTATCATAATCAATAGTTGGTGCATTACTGCTTGGTTCATTGCCACTTGGTGGGTTGGTGTTTTGATTATTGTTTTGGTTGTTGTTTTGATTATTTGGTTCTGCCATTTTAATCATCCTTTCAGTTTTGTGGGTGTCTCCCAAAATACAGTTATAGAGTGTCTCTCATTTACAGTTGTACAGGTGTCTCCCGTAGTTTAATGTCTTCGGACAATAAATCAGACAATAAAAAAGCACTAACAAAAAGTTAGTGCTAAATTACTTCTTTGTTTCTTCTTTGGGCTTAGGTTCTGCAAATTCAACAAAACCAAGTTTGTTTAGTTCTGTTGCTCTTTCATCAGAACAATCATACAGTTCACCACTATGCCTTGTGCATAGGTTATTCTCAACATCATTAAAGTCCCTAGTAACCTTTACTTTCATATCATCACCACCTTTTAGGTATTAAAAAAGCACTAACAAGAGTTAGTGCCTAAATATTATATTAAATTATTTACCGTTACTAATCAATTTCTCAACCTGTCCTCTAGTTAATGCAGTTTCATACCTTGGGTCTTTTGGGGATATTATTTCAAATGGTTCCAAAATATATCTAGGAGAATGCTCTTTATGAACAAAAGTTGTACCTTTTGGGTAATCATCAAAAGTTTTATTCTCCGGAATAGTTGAAATATCTATTTTCATATTTTATCCTCCCAAGAAAATTCTAAATTATACTGTTTTGAGAACAGTTCAAGACCAGCTTCATCCATTTCTTTTAGATTTTTCTTTTCTTATTTCAAATGAACTTTTTTCTGCTATTTTCTTTTCTTCTTCGATACTATCACTTGAATCAATTATATTACAAAGTTTAACTTCTTCTTTTGTAGGAAGTATCATCAGATTTTTTCACAAACCAATTTGATTAAATCTTTTGCATATTCATTTTCAGAAATATAAAAAATTCAGCTATTATCTCTGTTAGTGCTAATATGTCAGTTAACAATCTACTTCTGACCAACTTTTCAATTTTTTATCTTCTTCAAGTGATAACTTTAAATCTTCTTCTCTTTGCTCTCGAGATTTGCCAGAATCAATATAATGACCATTATAATAATGTTCAAAATTCACCTTTTCATGAATCATAAACGCTCACTCCAATAAATTTCAAATAACTTCTCAAAATCTTTCAATGTTTGTATAATTGCGCTATACTCGTTTAAATTATAAGGCGCACCTCTAAATTCGTCAACACTTTTGCTAAATGTTAAAGAACTAAATTCTGTGTTGTAAATAGATATAACCCATTTTATGGTAAAAATAAAATACGATTTAATATTTCTCTTGTTTTACTGACTTTTGATTATGAATATTAATTAATGAATGGATTTCAATTCTAACTTTTCACTCAATAACTGCATTGGACTCTTGTAATCAAGTGTTCTCATTGTTTTGTTATTACTCCATTCTAAATGTCCTTTTAATTTTGTGTTTAATTCTTCAATATTTCTGAATGTTTCCCAATCATAGAAATATCTTTGGTCGTTTCTATGACTTTTTTCTACCTTTCCGTTGTGCCAAGGTGTTCGTGGTGGTATTAATTTATGATTTATACCTAGTTTGTTTAATTCTATTTCAAAAGGACTTTTCACTTCACTGCTCTGATATTTATATGTGAACTCTCTTCCGTTATCTGTTTAAATAGTCTGTATTTTAAACGGAAATTCTTTCAATAACATTTTCAAAAATTTGGTTGAGTTTTCAGGTGTGTGTTCTTCAAACCCATATACAAATCTCATCCTTGTACATTCATCTATTGATAAAAATGCTTTCCGTCCCTTAAAGCCTTACCTCTTAAGCAATTATATGGCACTTCTTTTACATCTATCTGCACCTTTTCTCCAGGTATTAACAGTTCCGGATATCTTCTATGCTTACGGCTCTTTTTCTTGGCCTTTTTATATTTTACTAAGCCCATTCTTTTAGCTGCATATATCATTCCTGAGTAGCTTCTTGTATATCCTTTTCTCTTTAAATCACTGTATACTCCATCCAATCCATATCTTTCATAGCACTTTTTGAAAGAATTTCTAATTTATCTTTCTTCTCTTTTTGTGTGCCTGTTAGGATGACTATGTGGTCTGTGTGATTTAGGCAATAGCGATTGCCATGTACCGTCATATTGTTTACACCATCTCTTTACACTTGAAAGACTTACACCGTACATTCTACTTGCTTTGCTTTTTCCTTTTTTTAGTGCGTATTTTACTATGGCTTGCTTTTTCTTTGCTTCTTGTGTTATTATATTTATGAGGAGTACTTCTTTCTTAGGTTAATGTTTTTTTATCGATTCCATTATGCCATATTTTGAAGTTATTCCTCTTTTTCATTGCTTTCAATATTATTTATTATTATGCCTTGCAATCCTGTTAGTTTTTCGACAGAATAAGTGTAGAGCATAATCTTGACCTCCGTTCTGTTTTTTTGTCAATTCCATTTTAACGGATTTTTCAAATTTATGCTCTACTTTTTTATATTTTTTCGTAGGCTCTATTTTTCTTACCCCAACATTTATTATAGAGCCTAAAAAATTTAAACGATTGCCAATAAAAAAGAGCTGAAATTATATATCTATAACTTCAACTCTATGCTCTAAATATTAAGTTATATTGTTTATCTATTTATAATTTAATGATTCCATGCACATTTATTACAAAAGCCATTCCCTCCATCATTATCAATGTTTAATGGACAACCACAATCAGGACAATAACCAAATTCACCAGGCTCTTCATAATAGTACTCATTCATATCATCGTAACTTGTTTCTTTCAAATCCCCATATAATATTTCAGCAGATATGAAACTTATGTCACATGTATAATCTAAAAATACATCAGCCTCTCTTTTAACTTCAATAATAAATTCACCTTCAAATTCATGATCTCTTCCCGGTGAAGTTATTACTTCATGTGTGTCATCATCTCTTCCCAATAATCATACGATCTACCAGATACTGTAACAAAAAACTTAAAATTATATGTTACTATATCATCATCCCTATCAACACGTTCTGCAGATTTCAACTCATAATTATCAATTTGTAATTCTTCAATACCTTCTGTACCAATGTGAGATGAACTAATATCAATATAATCTGTATTAGAATACCATATTTTATATTCAATTTCAGAAAAAATATCATCTTTAACCTTTTCTATATATTCTTCATCAGAAATATTAAGTGCAATATCAACTACATCGTTAATAGGAATATCGTAATCAGTTGATATTTTCTTGTAAAAATCACTCGAAGTGCATGGCAAAATTGATTGTCCAGTTTTATTAAATTCCTGTATTAATTTATCATGAAAAGTTAATTCCCCATCACTGTTTTCCCACCAGTCAGCTTTCACATCATCTGTTACAAAAATTACATTTACTTTTTTCTCCGTAGCATATCGTATGATTTCTTTCCACAAAATGAGATCACTATACTTTCTTAATCCATCTTTATTTTTTGCATCTTTGAAACCAGGAGGAATTTGTTTCTTATACCTCATTTCCCCTTCAGCGCACCAATTATATAAATCCAGTTGAGAAGGAGCCTTCATTACCAAATTTGACTTTCCTAAATCATTTACAAATTCAGATAATTGGTCTACTCCTTCCCAGGGATCAGAAATAAACTCCAAAATATTATGATCTACAAAAAAGTCGTCAAAAGACTTTTCTAAATCATTAAGGTTTTTAGAAAGTGCAGATTTTAGTTCATCAGTATCTGGGAATTTTAATCTATCAAAATTTTTACAAGAAGAAATAATTTTTTCTTTAGCCCTACTAATCTGATCTTTTGTTTCAGTCCCCGCCTCTCTAACACGGTTTGTCATCTTATTAAACTCTGCGCGATTATGCTTGCAAAATTCTAAATGAACAGTCGCAGGTAAAACAATATATTGAGAAACTGTTCTAAGGCAATTCAAAGCGAACACGGAAAAATCAGGAGAAAACCTATAAATATTCAAAAGAACATTAGTATCCAATATAATTACATAATCTGAAGTTTCAAGTAAATCTTTAATATACAT